GACGAAGTCGTCGTGTTGTTGTTTGCGTCAGTCGTGGTTTCAGTCGTGACGCCAGTGTTGTTATTGGTAGAAGTCTGCGTCGTGACGTTCGTGCTCGTGTCCGTCTGCGTGTTGGTTGACGTGTTGTTGTTGGTCGCAGTCTGAGTGTTAACTCCGGCGTTGGACTCAGTTTGTGTAGTCGTGCCGCTCTTGGAGTCAGTCATCGTCTGAGTCGTCGCGCCAGTGTTCTGGTTCGTAGACGTGGTCTGAGAGACTCCTGTATTGGCGTCAGAAGAAGACTGGGTGGTCGTCCCCGTGTTGTTGTTTGTAGAGGTTGACTGAGTCGTCCCGGCGTTGTTGTCCACCGTAGAGTTTGTGGTCACGCCGCCTTGGGTTTGCGTGCTCGTGACAACGCCATCGGACACAGAGACATCAGCCCCGGCAGCGTTTGCGGCGTTGACTGCTTCTGTCGTTGCGGCGTTCGGATCTGCACCTGCGTTGGTTGCCGCTTGAGTGACAGAGTTGACAACAGATGCGGCATCAGTTCCTAAAGACACAGCGTCGTTGACGTTGGTCGCCAAGTTGCCGCTGCTGATGTCGTTGACGGTGAACAAAGTGTTGTTATCAAAACCGCCAGAAACAGCCGTTTTGGTGTCGGTTGCGTCAACGGCTCCAGTGCCGCCAGTTGTTGAATCTGTTCGAACAAGCGAATTAGGGTTGAATGTGCCGTCTGTAGAAGTAAACCCTTCGTCAGCAAACGCCTGAGCCAGATCAGACTGAACATTTGCACCCGCTTGAATGGTTCCAGAGGTCTTGCCCCCGATAACGCCTCCCGCAACTGACTTTGAAACTGCGGTAGCCCAGTCATCTCCAGTGGCCAGAGAGATAAAAAGTTCTTCAAGGCTTTCTTCTGGGTACTCCTTTGCCGCGGCTCCTGCTGTGCGCCCGAACACCTTGTCCATCACGCGCTCGTAAGCCTTGAACATTGATGCATCAACGACACCGGCAAGTCCGGCTGTGATTGAGCCCGCAATCAAGCCCTCTCTGTTGGCAATCCGAGCGGCTTCACGCGGGTCGGTGCCTTTGTCAATTTCTTCCTTGTACTTAGATCGGCTTTGATTACCCATCGACTCGGTTGCGTTCAACAGCACATCGGTCGCGATGCCCACTCCCGCGCCCAAGAATCGCGCAACGCCAAGACCAGTGAGGATGGGTATTGCTTCCTGGCCAACTTCCTTGACCACTTGAGTAAGAGCCAGGGGCTGATCGTATAAAGCCTTGACCGCAGCGGCCAACTTACCGGCATAAGTAGGCTCGTTTTTAATCTGATTCCAAAAGTTTTGAGAAGCCTCTTTAACGCCAGGAATTTCCAAATCTTGACCAATACTCTCCAGGTACTGGCCAAACTTAACCATGGCGTTATATCTGTCGACCAGACTCATGTTGGCCAACGATGTGCCCCAGTCTGCAATCTGTTCGCCTACTCCGCCAAAAATGGTCGACATCGCTTGCCTGATGGCAAGTCCCTTTGTGCCTTCAATGCTGTTGGCCCAATCCACAAGACCGGTTGCAAACTTGTCGTCTTGTGGTTCGCCTGTAGAGCCAACACCTCGAATTTCAATTGTTGGAACCCCTTCTTCATTCAAAGGCAGCCCGACCTCATAAAACGTCATCGGGGCATCGCTGACGTTCCCAGACAATACATCCTGAAGAGATGCGCCCTTTAGGACAGAGAACTCACGAGACTCATAAGGAGCAAACTTCTCTCGCAAGAACTCAATGTCCTCATTGTTCAGAGTCTCTATGCGCTTACCAATCGACTTGGCGTATGCGTCCGCTAGTCTCTCAACTTCTTTACCTCTGGCTGCAACTTCCTCAGGACTGCGTCCGGCAATCTGATCTGCAGTGGCGCCAAGGTTGTACCTCTTCCCGCCAAAAGTAAATGTGCCGTAACCTCTAGACTGAGCCAGAGCAGCAGCCTCTTGAAGCGTGTCTGCTTGATCGGAGGCAATGTTCAAAGTAAGACGCGCAGCCGCATCCCTTTGAGCCTGATTCAGATCACCCCACTCCTCATCGAACATCTCAATGTTCGGAATGGCCATCTGAGTGATGGGAAGACCTGTTGCACGAGCGGTGGCGCGATCTATGGCATCTCCGCCAACAGCAGCACGAGCGGTAGCCAAAGCCTCTTCGTCGCTTGCACCTGCGCGTTTTGCGGCAAGGAATGCATTCGCCTCCTTGTCAGACATCACGCTCGGGACAGATGCACGCTCAATCGAGCCATACAGGTCTTGAGCAGCGCCGATGATCTGCATGGGGTCTGCGCCAGACCGGGCTAGATTGAACAGAACAGCCGACTTTGCAGCAACCGTGGCGTTCGGAGAGTCAACTAGATCACCAACGGCGTTGATGATGCTGTTGATGTTGGGCTTGCCGGAGAATGCCTGCATGGCAAGGTTCGACGCACCTCGAATCTGGTTCGGAGTGAATCCAACATCCTTGAGAGCGGATTGCGCTCCCGCGCTCAAACCACCCACAAGAGCGCCAACACCAAGACCCCTTGTGTCGCCAGTTGCAATCGCGGTAGGAGCAGCCTGAACAAGCCCGCGAGCAGCGCCGCCAAGCACCTCTCCTGCTAGTCCAGGGCCTACGGCGCTCTGGACAGCACTCCCTGCCTGTGTGGCCAACTGGCCGCCTGCGGCGCCTATACCCCCGAGAGCCATGGATCTCAGGAGGTTTGCGCCCTCAGCGCCTGAAGCGATCCCGCCCAGACCTCCAAGAGCAGCACCACCGGCAATCGTGCCAAGCGTTCCAGTGCCGAAACCTAGTGCCTGACCAATGCCAGGAGCGCCCAGAGTAGCCCCGAGGAAGGTTGCGGCAAGCCCTACAGGCTTTCTCCACCACTCAGACTCATCGAACTTGTCAACGGCGGTTATTCTTCCCTGGGCGTCCAGGTCAATGTAGAAGCCGCTATCGCTGCCAGTCTTGAGTTTTAGTTGCTGACCGATGACGTTGCCGCTTGCATCAGTCCTGATGATCTGCTCAAACGGAGTACCGGCCGGAGCAAGTTGAGAGGCTTCGGAGGTCGTGCCGCCCATGCCTCCGATGTCGAACCCTTGGATCTGTCCGTATCCAACAGGCGCAATCGAGTATTTGCCGACCTGAATAGCAGTTGGTACTAGGCCCGCCTCTCCCGCATCCATGAATGCGTTCTGGTTGTTGAGGTTGTTCCTAGCAAAGTTGATGGCGTCCTGTACAGACATATCAGGAGCGCCTGCTCTGGTCTCCTTGTGTCCATAGAGCCTGTAGTGGCGCTCGGCTTCACCTTGAGTGTCAATCCCCTGCTGCTGCAGGTCAGGATTCTTGCTGACGTAGTCTTGCCAGTTGAATCCAGGAGGCAGTTGGACATTCGGGATTTGACTTGCCGTGTAGGTTCCATCTCCGACGGCTTGAGCCTCATACTCCCTCCCCCAAGTGTCTTGAGGGGCCGCCGCAGAAGCGGAAGATGCGGCCTGCTGAACAGCAGATGCTGCTGCAGGGGCAGAAGTTGGCAAGCCACTCGCGACAGGAGCAGGAGCAGGAGCAGGAGCAGGAGCCGCAGTAACAGCCCCTGATCCTAGAAGTCCACCTAGACTGGTTGTGATGTCGGTTTCATCTTCGGCCAACTCAGCAGAATCACGCGACAAAACAGCGCGACCCATACGATCTTCAAATTGGGTGATCGGCAGTGCCATGTCAGGTTCTCGGGTTGACAGCGCCGACTACCGCCTGCGCCCAGTCGTACCAGTTTTCAAACTCTTCAGTCTTGGGGACGGATTCGTTGGAGAAGAACCCCAAGTTGAACAGACCATTGCCCCAAGCCCGCCAGTCAGTTCTCTCGTCGGGGATCTCCAGTTGCAGTTGTGCATACAACTCAACCATCAGAGAAGCCCAAGACACGAAGGTGTGATACCTGGGGTCATAGAGCAGCGCATTAGTAGCCACGGACATCTCCGATGTCTGCGCTGACGATCACTCGACCAAGTTGGTAGTTACCGCCCACCACGTTGGACTCAAAAATGATCCGCAACTCTCGGCGCTGCTCCTTCATGTCGATCTTGTTGGTGTCAGGATCAAAGAAGTAAGGATCAGATGTCTTGTCTTCAGACTGTGCATACGGACGGCCCGTGATGTACAGGCGCATCTCGCCGTCTTGCAAGAAGTCAGGCTCTACTCGCTCAATCCGCAGCCACTTGTTGGCACCAACCATAGAGACCTCAGAAGGGCCCCCAGAGACCCATCCAAGGTCATTGGTCTCGAAGAAACTGCGAATTGCCTCGACGTTCTGCCCGTCAATCGAATCTGTTCCAAACTCGTGTTGAAAGATCTGCACCCGATTGGCAGGCGTGCTGAAAGTGGCTGTTTGAGTACCAGTACCGGTAGCGGCAAGAGAGACCTCGGCCGCCTGCTGATAGATCGCAGAAACCGGCACAGAGAAAGAAGAACCTCCGCCGATGTCACCAGACGCCGCACTCAAGGTGTTTCCAACAAGATACCCTTGTCCGCGATCTGTCAAAGTCACCGTCGTCACAGAACCACCGGCCACAATGATCGTGGCCTTGGCTCCGTTTCCAGAGCCTCCGGTAAGCGTTACATTGGTGTAAGTGGCGTTGGTGTACCCAGAACCACCAGTGATTGTCCCAAGCGTCTTGATGTTGCTCGTGGTGATGGCCGTGACGGCTGAACCTGTTGCGATGTTGGTTCCGCTGACCTCTTGCCCCACCACAATGTTGACGTTGTAGGTGTCAAGGTACAGAGCAAAAACACCGTTGAACGAGTCAACAGACGAAGTTGTGACAGTCTCAGCCTCGGAAGCAAGCCAGTCTGCAGCAACCGGATAGGCAAACACCTGAGAGAAGTAACCTGCAGACCGACGAGCGCCAACGGCCTGACCTGCGTCGTACCATGTGTTCTCGCGCACGTTGTAGATGATGGCGTCGTTGCACTCGGTTGAGTCGCCGCGAGGATAGAACCACCAGATTTCCCCATAACGGGGAACCTTGGTAACCCACACCTTCTGTCTCTGCTCGTAGTTCAGGTTGTCGAAGAACCAGTTCTGGTTCATTGAGTTCGGGATCTCCTTGACCACACCGTTGTAGAGCAAGAAGCGGTCAGTCCCGCACCAGAAGTACACGCCGTCGTACTCAATCACGCTCTGAGAAGACAGGATTGAGGACTGGCTAGAGATGATGTCGTAGCGCCAGTATTGAGTGACTGTAGTCCCACCAACGACGATGTTTGTCGGGGCATATGACACGCGAATCAGACTATCAAGGCTCCAGAACAGCCCCGAGGGAGAGTTAGAACCACCTCGAACTGGAAGTCCCTGAACGATCTTGCCGGTGGCCACATTGACTTCGTTGGCGTCAGCCGACACCCAGTCATCAGCGTTGCCTGCGGCACAGTTCCTGATAAGGCCGTTGTTGCCGTACACGAACACATACGGGTGCAGGGAAACCACCCCGCCAGACACCGAGACTTGGTTGTCAAAGGTGGCGAGAATCGTCCCGGCCAAGACCGTGTTGGAAAGCACAACCGTGGTCGTGGAAACCGACACAACCGTCGTGTTCGGAGGAATTCCTGTGCCCGTGACCAACTGACCTGCAGCGATGAGCAGATTGGCCGCCGCAAGCGTCACCGTGGCCGTTCCAACAGAGGTGATGGTGTCTGTGAAGACGCCAATCTTGCTCATGGAAGTGCCGTTGATGTCTCCGATCAGGACCGGCGTATCGATCACATTGTCGATAGAAGACAAGTTCTGGCCAGGATGGGCCAAGAGAGACGCCGTCCCCGTTCCCGCGGTGTCGTAGAAGCCGTCAAACTGCCAGAGGTTGTTGTCGTTCGCGGTGAAGTTGGACAGGGTGAAGTCCACCACCCCGGCGCCTACCCCGGTGTTGTCGATGGTCAGCCGCTGCAACCCGTTGTTGTAGCCGCTGAAGATGTAGTTGAAATTGCTCTGAGGGTTTACCCAAATGCCCCTAGATGGGCCCTTGAGTTGACTGGACATCACCCGATAGCCACCGACCTTACGGGGTCGGCCGCGCTGAAACCTCACCCACTGGCCATCGGAGTAGAACTGCTTGTCAAAGACAGTTCCATCCCGCTGAATGCCGGGTTTGGTATCGAGCGAAAAGACTTTGGCCGTCATCAGAACGTCCCGCCGCTGATTCCGTTGGTGAAGTTTCCAGTGCCAGTGATCTCAAGACCCGTGGCGCTGAAACTGGCCCTTTGAGTACCCAAGACAGTAATGTTGATTTGTCCAGATCCGGGCCGGTAGATACCGGTGCTCGTCTCAGAAGCAAAGTTCAGGGTCGGAGCGCCTGCGGTTCCGTTTGCCAGTGACAGCGTAGAGGCGCCTGCAGCGATCGTTGATGCGTTGTACAGGTTCGCAGAGTCGCACAGCAGAATCACCTGCTGACCCGCAGGAACTGCAGCAGTGGCGCCACCCGCCACACCCGTGGTGAAGGTGATGTCGTAGCCCGCGCCAGTCCCGTTGGTCTGGTTGGTGATGTAGTACACCTGAACCGTCTGGGGGAGAACAATGGTCACGTTGCCAGAAAGCGTTCCGGTGTACTTCTGAATGACGTTTGACGCCTCAGAAGAACTCAGCGTATACGAACCCGAGGTAACCGCCTTGGTCAACTGGGTGAAGTTGAACTGAGTGCTCTTGCCCAGGCCGATCGTATAGAAGGCAGAACCAGAGCATGAGACAACGCAGGAGTCGGAGGGCTGCAGAGACAGCGTTCCAGAGCCGTTGATGGTCTGCCCACCAGACGGAGAGATCGTCAGTTCGCCCGTCCCGCTGTTACGCAGGAGCATGAACCAGTCATCACCCAGAGTGGCCGCAGAGGTCAGGGTCAGAGTTCCAGAACCGCCCGTCCACACATAGACAGAGCCGCGGTCTGAAGCCAGTGCCGTGTAGTCGGACGAGAAAGTCTGAACCGGTTGGCTCTGGTTCAAGGTAGAGCCGATAGCCTTCAGGCCGTACCCGGCCAGAGTCGCGGCATCCGCAGAAGAGGTGCCCGTGCCAAAGGCGATGTTGCCCCAGGTGCCCTGTTCGTTGGCGTTGGTGGTGATGTAGATGTACTTGGTCTCACCCGCCGCGATTGTGATCAGCGTGTTCGTTCCGGCGTAGTCCTTGACCGTGAAGGTGTTGACGCCGACGTTGCGGATCAGGGCATCGTTGCCGACCGAGGTCTGGTTCGCGGGCGGCATAAAAAGAGACAAGCCACCCGTGGTGGCCGTCACATTCATGATCCGCGCTGCGTAGTCGTCGGTAGCGTTGCCGTTGATTGGCCACTGCAACTGCGTGTTGGCTGACAGCGTGACCGCCCGGAAAGAAACGTCGGTCGGCTGAATGACTGTGCCGGTAAAGGGTGAGTTGTAACTCATGAATTTTCCTTAACTGTCCACCGCGACCGCCTGACGGTCGGCCACCCGTAGTTTGTCTTCGGCCATCAAGGTCTGCATGATGGAGTCGTACTGGGCCTGCCACATCGGAATCCGCTCGTCGTTCTTCAGGAACGGCATGGCCTGCAAGAGAGAGCCATACAGGAGGGCCTGGGGAGCGTAGATCGTGAACCAGTTGGTCTGGTTGCTGCTGTCCAGAGGCTGAATGCGCTCGTAGTACAGCACCTCGAAGTTGTAGGCGGCGTTTGGGGTCGGGGCCACCATCCAACGGGTGTAGTCGTAGTCGCAGTAGAACTTCGGAATCAGTTCCTCCGAAGGATCAGGCCAATACTCCCGTAAGTATTCGTACTTACGCAGCAGTACAGGGTAGCGCCTACCGGCCACCGTGATGTTCATCGAAACCGTCTTGTGCCAACGAGCGGGCTTGTCGATGACATTTGTGCCCTGCACCATCGCGCTTTGGTTAACCGTCAGGTTTCCAAGAAACTTGATCTGCGAAGCAATAACCTGCTCCGCAAGCATGATGAACAGAGGGATCTTGTCGATCGTGGCCTGATCGGTACGCTCCAGGTAGGACTGGATGTTTTCGACCAACGAATCGTAGGTCATGACGGCGGCTACGGTCATATCACCACACCTTCTTCTTGATCGACTCAGGCTGAGAAACGAACTGCTTACCCTGCTTCATGCCTTCTCGCTTGGCTCGCGTTGTCGCTCCGTACTCGGCCGGAGTTAACTTCTCAATCTTGGCCTTTGGCAGATACCTCTCGCCAGTCGCCTCAGGGCCTTGAGTGGAGGGCTTCCCAGACTTGGTTCCCCAGTCCTCTTTAGTCCACTTTGAGAGCGAATTATCGGCACTTTTCGGCCCCTTGTAACCCCCTCCAGAGTCTTTGTATCTCTGAGTTGCAAGTTGAGCCTTGCGGGCGCTCCATTGACCCGGTTTTCCGCCCTTGTCGGAGGCTTTGACCGAAGCGACGATCCGTTTCCACTTGGCAGGATCAGATTTGACGGCAGAACTCATGGGTGCTCCTTAGGACAGGAAGAGGGCAATCTCGGCTTCCCGGCGCTTGACCAGACCCGGCCAGACTTTGCCGCCGCCCATCGTCCACTGGCGGAAGGCTTCTGCCGCCCCGCTCCAGTCGTCCCGGTTGGCCCGCATCCTGATCTGGCTGCGCTGCAAGTTGCCTAGCCCTGCATTGAAGGCAAAACTGACCAGAGCGTCAAAAGAGCCTTGACGGCCAGATACGCCGGGAACAAGTCGAAGAACACCACGTTCAAAAGTCCCGACATCATCACGGAATAGTTCGTCGATCTCCGTCTTAGTCCAGACACGGCTGTCCTCCGGCTTCAGGGGGAACTCGTTGCGGAGCATCCCGGTGTAGCCTTCCTTGCGGATGACCGGGAGCCTGATCTGCTCTTGGTACAGGACGTGGCCATAGCCAATCGTCCAGATGTGGGCAGGGCAA